TCCGAATAAGAGTTTATGTTACGAGCGATTCTTTCCTTACTGTATCCGTAACGAGTTGTATTGTTAAGAACGATTGGAGTATTGTACTTACTTGATTTGTCCGGTAGCATACCGTCAAGTTGGTTATAGTTAAGATAGTCAGGGAATTTGTTCTGACCACGTCCTGTTATCAAATAATCTAACAATCTCATCTTATAAAAATCTGCTCTCTGTTGTTGAATTCCTCTAAGATATTTTAATGTTTCAATGTCCACGGCATTAGCGCTTTCCATCTGGCCGTCCACAATACCGCGATTCATAGTGCGATAATGTAAATGAGGAATCATACTCCAATATGCGACTTGAATCAAATAAGGGGATATATATTCGTTTACAAGAGTTAATTCATCAGCGTTGAAGGTATTACCCGTCAAACTGATTTGAGCTAACAGGTGGTCATAAAACTTACCTCCAAGCAATGGTTGAAGTTGGATATCCTGTGCGATTCCAATCTCAGCTCTGATAGCGTCAATATCAACGTTCTTGTTGATGTTGGTAAACGCTTTTAATTTATTCTCTGATATTAATAATTTGGTTGCCATAGATTACTGTTGTACTGGTGTGATTGGTTTATCTTCAACGATTGGTCTTTCAACAACATCTCCCACCTCAAAAATTGATAGAGGTTTGATTTCAAATGTAGTTGGTGTTTGGAATTTCATTGATACAAGTTTATTGAAACAAGGTAACATAGCATTTTGATATGGCATAATTACTGTTTTTCTGAAGTATTCTGTGTGTTCAACAATCTCATTTGCTGCACCCAATTTACCCGCTGTGGCAATACCAAATAGTTCAAGTGATGATACTCTATGGGCGGAAGCAATTGAACGGATTATATCCTCGTAAATTGCTTGATAATAACCATCATTTGCTGAAGGTTGAATCTGAGTTACCTTTGGAGATAATTCAGCACTTTCTGAGAAAGAAATGATTGGTCTACCTGCGTTATTAACACTTGAATATTGTTCTTCCAACGCTCTTGTAATTAAACGTTGTTCTTCCTCGCCAGGAACCCCATTAACGAAGTCAATCCATAGTGATGGTAACATACCATTCTGAAGGTTTCTTGCGTGGAATTCTTTGATGTTTACGTCAATCTCAATAGACGCAAGACCCCCTGAATAGTCGGGGTGTGGATAATAAGAAAGATTCGGAGAATAATCCTTATAATAATAAATTTGAGATGGATTATCAGCATCTTGAGCAAACGAAGGGAATTCTTCAGGAATGTACTTTCTTGGATATGCCCAATCGTGTGAATAATAGTAACTATCAACTTCGTCAGTTTCAGGGTTAATTTTACCACTTCTAAGTTTTGTGAAATCAATGTGATAAATTTCTGCAATTGATTGTCTGTCTCTGCTCCATACCACATTCAACGCAAACCCACCAAATAAAACATAATCCAATGCACATTTCTTAAATACATCATATACGTTTTCTTTGTTATTGATTAGGTTAACCGTTGCCATTGGGTTATTGAGAGATACTAAACCATCACCAACAATCTGATGTTGTTTGGCGGTTATAATTGCTTTGTGTATCGCACTGTTATTATATCGTGATACCAAATAAATTGGCATTAAATTGTCTTCTCCATAATATACCCAAGGTTGTTTTTGTAACACCTCTGAGAAGATTGGTAAAAAGGGTTGTTGTGTGAAGTTAACCCTTGCTAATTCGTATTTCTTTTTATTCTCCATTAGTCAATGTATATATAACTTTCGTTGTCTTCGTTATTTGAAATGTATTCAATGTACGAGTTATCTTCTGATGTTCCATCTAATCTTGCTAATCCTGTAAATACCAAATTGGTACCGTTACCAAATATTTGTAATTGATATTGTCCCTCATAGATTAATGCTCCGTTACCTGTAAGATTTATTATAATCTCACAGTATCTATCATTCTCACCGAACTGTGCGGGATTTGATGTATTAACAGTATATGACCTTGTGTTTTGCGACAAAGTATGGGTAAAGGTTAATGTATAACCCGTAAAGTCGACCCTTGAATTGTTATTGATATTCAACACCAATTCATTTTGTTGATTGTTATTAAGTATAATCATAATTATCCCGTATATAATTAAATATAAAAATTCTTAAATTGAAATGGTACGTAATAAAAAAGGGGACCGAAGTCCCCTATTCCAACTTTCAACAGTTGTAGTTTGGTATTATCCAACAAAGGTATTACCTGAGAACACAGTAGCAAGTGTACCTGAGATTACTCTCGCCGGTACAGGTTCTTGTCCTGTGAATGTCAATGTGAAACCATTCTTATCACCCAATGCAGTACCAGTTCCGGCGTTACCACCTGACAAGTACATACCATTTGTTTGACCCAATAGATACTGAGTATCGTTTTGGTCAATTGCTATGATAAAGATTTCATCGTTTTGTGAAAGGATTTTTAGTGCGTTTCTTTTGTCCGCATCATATTTGTAGAAACTTGCGTTCACCACTTGCTCAAAGAAAATGGTTCCGTTCTCGAAAGATTTCTGTACGTTTTGAGTTAAGTCAGAAGTATTTCTCTTCAACTCAAATGCGTAGAAACTTCCTGAACCACCGGTAGCACCTGTAATGGCATCATCGACATTGTATGCGACAGTACCAAAAGTTGCACCTGTTGAACCACCAAGAACGTATAGTTTTTTAAGACCACCAATACTATCGGAACAACCTAACGCGATACCTTCAGAAATAAAACAACTCATATTTTTATATTTTTTTTAATTTTTGTTTATTTTTATAAGGGGGAGGTTTTCCCTCCCCCATAAGGTTTGGTTAGATTATAGACCGTTTACAGCGAAGTATGCAGTAGAACCGAACTTAGCGATTTGTGCACCGTAGTTGTAGTTAGCTGCCAATCTGATTTCTTGGTTATCTCTTGAGAACCACATATCCAACTTCTCGTTAGAAAGTAAGTCGAAACCAACGAACATATACTTAGCAGGTCCGATAGAAACATAGTTATCAGTAATACCGATTGTAGGTACAACTTTAACGTTAGTGTTCGGATGGATAGCGTACATATTCATTTCAGAACCGATAGCTTGTGAACCACCAATGTAATTTTGGAAGTAGTTAGCTGCGGTTAACGCTTGTACATACTTACGGAAAGCTGGTACAGAACAGAAAACAACTAAATCGTCGAACGCTTGAGCGTCGTCAGCAAGAGCGTTTACAAGTTTGTCAACTTCCCAAATTGGGTTACCGTTAGTACCGTAAGCGATTGATGGGTTCCAAGCAGTACCTGATACAGATACAGCTACACCAGTTTGACCTGAAGCGATAATAGTTTTGAAACCATCGAAACAGTCACCACCTGATACGGTAGCATTCCACAATTTAGATTCAATTCTTTGCTGAATTTGCTTAGATTTAAGGTCACCAATCATAGTTTCCATTGGTACAGCTTCTTCCAACATACCAGGTTGTAACAACATTGACTGGTAAGTGTCATAAAGTGCGATAGGACACAATGATTCGTTAATTTTTTCAGGACAAGTTGTGATGTCTCTTTGTGTCCAAGTAGTTGTACCACTTGCAGACCATCCACAAGCACCATCTTGGAAAGATGGAGCTGAGTCCAATAAGTTAAGAGCTTGGGTACCTTTGATACCTAAACGTACAGTTACATTTTGAGGAGTTGTAGCACCAAGTAATGCTTTTGACAATACTGCTCCACCAACTTGGTCGGTGAAACCAGTGATTGAAGATACTACGTAGCTAAACTCACTTCTAGTTAATGCTTTTTTCATTTTAATTCTTTTTTAGTTTTAATTTTTAATTATTCACCTCTAAGGGCCATAATCGTTTTAATTCTTGCATCCAATAAGGATTCAGGTTTATCTTTTCCGAATAATTCGGTTTTACCAGTTTTAATTTTAGAAGTGGCTGGTTCCTTCTTAAAGTTTTCGAAATCGTTTGATACAGCTTCCATCTTCTCTTCCATCTTTTTCATCTTGTCAGAGATTTTCTCCATCATATCTTTCAACAATGCATAGAGTTCAGCTACGTCAACTTTTTCTTCAACCTTTTCCTTGATTTCGTCAATCACAGGAGTTTCGTCTTCGGCTTTCACCTCAACCTCTACTTCAGGTCCTTCCTCAACTTCAGGAGCTTCAATCTTAGCGATAACACCTTCTTTGGTTTCCACTTTTGAACCATCTTCTAGTTCGTGAACACCATCGGGGGCCGGTAGCTCCCCTTCTTCTGTTACCACTACTACCTTCGCGCCTTCAACTGCAGATTCACCTTCGATTTTGATTGCGGTTCCGTCCTTCAACTTTGCGTCCAAAAACTTCTCTTCAACAGTTTCAGAATAGAATCCGAATCTTTTCATCAAGTTTTTGATTTCGCTAATTGCGGTTTTTTCGTTTGACATAATAGTTTTTTTTATTGGTTTATTTATTACCTCTTAATAATATATATGAATTTATATTAATTTTACCAGAGGTTATTATTTATACTTTTTAAGTATCTGTGCAACTTGAGATAAGAATTCTCTTTCGATTGAGAACTGTCTGATTTCTTCAAAGTATCCACTTACAGAGAATCCATTCAATTCACCACTTTTAACCTTATCCCATACCTCATCGTTTCTAACTTTCATTGATACAAACCAAGTTCCGACAGGTAAATCCTCATAACCGTACTTGTTTGATTTATCTTGAGAATCTTCTTTAATCCAAGATTCAACAACATAAACATCCTTTGCTGCTTCACCATTGTGATTGGTATCGTTATTATCGATGTATTTGTATCTCATATATTTCTCAGCAATCATTTTGATTGTGTCAGAACTGAAATACACATAGTAAGGTTTACCACTGGCATCTTTCCTGAATATCTTTAAATCAGGAATCATTGCTGGTCCAACCACAATTCTTTTCTCATCATCCGTTTGGAACTTCTGTGATGACATCTTTTCCTTTTCGATTTGGTCAAGTTTCTTTTGTGCCCATTCAATACCCTCAGTTCCACCCCAAGCATCCCACATTAATCCACCACAACCTTCTTCGTAGGGTACATCTTTGTTTTGACGGTGACGTTCAAATGACGCCATTCTTGAGATTGTTTCCTCTGAGATGTTTTCGCCACCACACAATTGGCTTGCTCTCATTTTTCCAACGGGAGTTCCACAATCACCCCAACCATTCTCCTCAGCAAATTTGATTGCTCTACAAGCATTGTTTTTTGCCGCATCGGGGTAATCATTATATGATTCAAATTCCTCTGATTTCTTTTTCTTCTTTCTTGGAACCTCATCAACAAATGGGGGTAATGTATTATCATATCCCAAATCTTCAGGATGTTTCTCACACGGCATATAGTAT